CAGACTATTTCCACGAGATGAAAACCCAGTGTTATCTTCACCTTTGGCGTTCAAATACAAAGCAATGTTGTTTTGCTTGGCTATTTGTTCAATAGTGTAAGTTTGTTGTTTATTGTTTGTCATAGTTTTTCTTTTTTTAATAGTTCTCATTTAAATAATTTGCAAAGTCTTGAGCCCATTGCTCTTGCTCGTAGGTGGCGATCAATTCCAGGTTGAAGTATACTCGCCACTTGGGAACCATATTGACCCAGGCCCGGACTACAACTGCTTTTTTTGTCATTGGTCAAACGATAAACCTTCTTCTTGAAGTATCTCATACAACTTATTTCGTGTATCCTTGAGCCCTTTATAGTACTCATCAGGCATAGTATCGGGGGCGTACTTGGTCTGAGCCCGTAAGTGTTGGTCTAATTCCCATGCTAGATTGTACCACTTAGATGCTTTACTCATCAGGTCAAATTCTAATTGATCTTCGGGCAGCGAGAATTCAATAATTGCTTTCATATTCTTTTAGTTTCTTTTCAAGGCGTTCAATTTCTACCTTTAACTCGTCCACCTCTCTTTGTAGGCGTTGCAGTAAGTTCATTAGGGTTTGTACATCGTTGGGGCTCATAGCTGAATTTATGTTTGATTAAGTTTTCTGTGTACTCGTTAAAATTAGGTATCGGTCGATCGTACTCATAAACGTAAGGTTTGGCTTCTTGGATCATACTGTTTGGATTCCAAACGTTTCTGAATATCTTGACAAATAGTTTCTGTAGCATAGTAAATTAGTATAGGAGTTACAATAATAATGAATAAAAACAAATAATTATTTAATTTTTCTGAGTGCTTGGACATAATTTGGATCTGTTGCGTACCTCCCATCGATATTGCGGAGATAATTATCTTGGATGTGGATGTAGCAATTGATGGCATCCTTCCAGCTATTATACTTAGCGTACACACCATGCTTACCTTCTACGTACTTACACTTGTGATAAGTAATACCGAATGGGTTGTGGGCCTTACGTGCTACGTGACTCTTGCAGAACCCACTCTCTACCTTAGCCTGTGCGATGCAGATATTGGGCAGGACGGCTCCTTGTTGTACTAGGTACTTGACCCACGCCTCCTCATTGATTGGAAGATCGTCTTCTGGTACGGAGACCCAATGCTTATAAATAATTCTGATATCTTCCTTTTTCTGAGCGAGAAAAAAGATTGAGATAACGAGTGAGGCGAAAATAAAGATGAGAGTTGCATACTTCCACTTCTCATTAACCACCTGTACATTCATGTCTTGATCTATTTTAATTTTCATATGATTAAATTATTGTTCTTTTCAAATTTCCATGTGTTCACTGCTGATTTCCAGTTCTTCATCTTATTCTTGCCGATCATCCACCCCTTACTCTCGTAGAAGTTGTGCCATTTCTCAGCGTTTCCCTTTGGGTCTCGGACCTTTATACTTTTAAGATACAGCTCAACCTCCTCAATAGTAGGTGGTTCAAATAGGGCTGTTCGTTTAAGCAGGAGAGCAATCTCTGGTTCCTTAACTTTCCATGCCGGCCCGTGTATCCGTTCAAGCAGGTGCTCAAATACTATTTTGACATTTTTCTCCATATATTTTCATTATTGATTCAACTAATTTCTTCTCATATGTAAACCCCGGTGCACCATCCATCCACGTTCCTACAGTCTTAAGGGAGTGTATAATCGTAGAGTGATCTCGCATCCCCTGGATGATACCAATATCCTTCAATGTAATATTGGTGTACTCCTTCAAGCAGTACGCTGTTATCTGTCTCAGAGTAACGTGAGGTGTTGTTCTCTTCTTAGTGGCCATATACAAGTGGGGTGGTACACCTGTGATCTCCTCGATTGTTTCTAGTATAGATTCCAGTGATTGTCTATTCTGCTTGGTTAATAAGAGAGTAGATGGGATTACTACACACTTTGCTGATTGTGATGGCGTAGAACTTGCCTCCTTTATTTCCTTGTCGTTTTCCATTGATATCCTTTGCTATTTTGTTGTAACTAATTCCTTGTGCTCTGAGACCCATTATATATTGGACGGTCTCCATATCCTCCTTAACTACAATTAATTTTCCATCCTGATTACGAAAACCTAGGGGAGCATTAGCGCAGTATGTTTTTAAGTTCTTTTTGAGATTGGCCTTAACTGAGCGTGTGTGATCACCAGTAACATCCGATTGATACTCGGCAAAGACGGCCATCAGATTACGCATAGCCTTACCAGACGAACCGCTCATCTCTGGCTCCTCGATAGAAAAGAATTTAACCTTCCTCTGTTCGAGTTCCGCCATGTGCACAATATTATCCTTAAGATTACGGGCGAAACGTGTCGAGTGCCATACGATAACAGCATCCACACCCCCTTTTCTTAGTCGACTAAACATGGCCTGGAAGCCCGGTCTCTTGGTATTTTTTCCACTATAACCCGCATCCTCATAAATATTTTCCAGAGAGAACCCTTTTGATTGGGCGTAATCTTGGATGCGTGCTATCTGATTATCCAAGGAAGTCCCCTTATCTGCTTGCATATCTGTCGATACACGAATGTAACCTACCGCTTTTTTGTACATGACATTATCCTTTCTAAGACCTTGTTTATTTCTAAATGGTGTTCTTCTGCATATGCATTGAGTAATCTATCGATCACGGGGTGAACAGCAACTGTTATCATGACCCTGTTTACATCTGTTTGTGCTTGCTTATAGTTCCTCATGTGTATTTGTATTTGGAACTCAAGAGCGTCTAGGGCTTCCCTCTCGCTACCGAAACGGTCAACCATGTTCTGGTATTTCTTTTTACCTACAAAGAAGTCTTTATAAACAAGGTCTTCGGTCTCAGATATAAATTGTCTCATCTTCTACTAAATCAAAATAGCAGTCATACCCAAACTCCGTTGCGAGTCCCTGAGCCTCGACCTCATCATCTGTATTGACAAACCCTTCTATAGTAATGAAGGACTCAAGAGCATGAATCCATACCCAGATCTTATCTTTAAACTCCTCCTGCTCGTAAGCATTCATATAGTCAAGGATACCATCTGTGATGAACTGCTCTATGTCAACCCCGTCTATCTCATTACGAATCTCCATAGGCAGTGTAACAGCGTACTGCTCCAATCGTTTGGTCTTATCGAATAGGGGAGCTCTATACTCCCCATTATTAATTATCTGTTCAATCATATATCATTTGGGTTTAGGCTATGGAGTATAGTTTAGATTCTGTGTTATTTAAGATCCATGACATAATGGTATCGTATGAGGAATTGTTGATGTCATACCCAGTACCTGTCATTAGGTACTCAGTCTTCTTATCCTCCTCACGAGGAGATACCATGTGATTGGTGTAACGTGTAACGGCATTGAATAGACCCCATAATGTATCGCCCTCCAATTGTCTCTCGATATCGTAGGCTTGAGCGAATTGATGCATCTGATTATTCTTACGGGTACTGATATCATCTATACCAGCCTTGCTAACATCAATCTTGAACATATTATTTAATACAGCCTTGACTACATTATCAGAGGTAGGTATCTCAGCCATTCTCTTGAAGTTGTCAAACAATTGCTTATCAAGATCCATGGTCTGACGGAATTGTTGGATAGCATTTTCAATACGTTCCTTAGCAGATGCAGTATGTCTGAACTTCTCGCTGTCTTTGTAAGCGTGGAAGAATGTGTTCTGACATACAACTACCGTATTGGTAGAACCAAAGGCAATGGATGATGAGCCATCGTGCGAGTTAAGGCAGGTGATGTATCTCTTGATCCCAGATTTACCTACGTACTCATCTTCTAACTTGGCTTGGATGTAGACCTTGCGACCTCCGTCTAACTCGCCACCTCTCTCGGTCTCAATACCCAATGATTCTGTAGCGGTGATCAATGTATCAGCCATCTCGAAGTTCTGGAAGGTGCGATACCTATCCTTAACAGAGCCGAGGCATGAGGTAGGAACATCTGCTCCTTGTTCGTAACGGAAGATTCCGTAGTGTGGTGTTGGCATACCCGAGGCATGAGTGAATTGTTCTTTGCGTACTTCCCAATTAAGGCCAGTCTTTTCAAGCAAGTTCATTGTCTTTTCTAATTTCTGAATGTTCATATCGTGTTTGTTTTGTGTTTGTTTCATGTGCAAATGTAGTACAAATAATTATAATTACCAATTAATTTATTAATCTTTGTAGATTCCAATGACCCCGGGGTTAATCCACTGAGCAAAGTAGCCATTCTTTTCAAGGAAGGCAGTTAACTCTGTGCTTACACCTAGATCGTAGTACTTATAGTCTTCAGTCCAGTAATTGAACATATCGTATCCTCGTGAGTCCATGACTGGTTCCTCAGCTGAGATGGCGAAACAATCGGGAGAGTTCTCTGTCCAACCATTGCCATCGGCAAAGATTAAAATCTTGGGATACTGTTTGATGAGTTGTTTGATAAGTGTTGCTTTTTTCATATTATTTGTTTTCAAGGTAATTCTCCAATTGTAAATTAATAAACTCACAGATGTCATCTTCATACATCTCAAAGAAATTCTTAAGGAGTAAAGATTTCTGATTTTCTGTCATGCTTACAATTAAGTCATCTTTGCCCAAAGCAATCAATCTCATGTCAATGTCCATGGTATCCCATTTCAGACAGGTGGGTAGTTCAAAATTTGTTTCGTTTTTCATAGTTCTATAACGTGAGGTTCGGTGAAATAAAAGAAAGTGAATTGAGGTAGTGCAGTTTCTAAGGCTCTAAGGTAGTCATCGTGATCAAACCATTTGTCCTCATGTCGTTCTGCATGAATCATAGGTTCTAAGATTCTCTCGATTGCATCATCAGGTGCATCAGTTACAAGGAGCATATCCTCCTCGTGATAAGCGGTCGTGTTAATTTGATATAGGTTCATAGTTTATTGTTCGGTTAGATTAAAGATTATTTTAGACATATTTTTTGGCTTGGTATTACTAACAGATATTACATCTCTAGCCCAAGAACCAATTAAATCATTATGTTCTGTGCGATA